GAAGCGCAGGAATACACCACCGATCAGGAAGGCGCTTTGAAATACGTTATCCGTGCGAGCAAAAATCCGCAGACTTTGATGTGCGGAACGCCGCCGACCACTGTTTCGAGCGGTACTGTTTTTGCAAATTATCGGGGGAAAGTCCTTAGCGGAGAGACCGACGAGGAATCGGCTTCGGGCTGGGCGGAGTGGAGCGTGCCCTTCATGAGCGACACTTCAAACCGCGAATTGTGGTACGAAACGAATCCCTCCCTCGGCGTGCTGACTACCGAGAAGATCATGCGTGAGGAGTTTGGCGATGATATCGTGAACGACAATATCCAGTCGCTTGGGCTGTGGCTGCTGTTCAACCTCAAATCGGCTATCACGCAGAAGGAATGGGGCGCGGCAAAGCTCGAAAAACCGCCCGTTCTCCCGAAAGAGCCACGCCTGTTCTACGCGGTGAAATTCGGCAAGGACGACAAGAATATGTCCTTGTCGGTGGCGGTTCGGCTCGATGAAAAGCGCGTATTTGTGGAGGCTATCGACTGCCGACCGATACGTGACGGCGGCTCCTGGGTGCTGCCGTATCTTGCGAATCCTCACGCTGAGCAGGTGCTGATAGACGGTGCGAACGGTCAGCAGCAGTTTTCCGACGAGATCAAGGCGGCAAAGCTGACCGTCAAGCGCGTGTTGCCTACGGTGGGTCAGATCATAGCGGCAAACGCACAGTTTGAGGTGGATCTTGCAAACGGAAAAGTCTGCCACTCGGGGCAGGCGGCGCTTACGCAGATAGCCACCAACTGCGAGCACAGGGCGATAGGCTCGGGGGGCGGTTTCGGCTATCGTTCGCTTATCGAGGGCGCAGACGTGACCCTGCTCGAAACGATAACACTCGCATACTGGGCTTGCGCGAATGCAAAAGAGAAACGCAAGCCGAGGATAGGATATTAAAGGGCAATAACGGCACTCCGCTTCGGCGGGGTGCTTTTATTATACAAAAATTTTAACGGAGGTGCAGTATGGATTTTGAACCGATAACCACACAGGAACGGCTCGATGAGCTGCTTGCAGCGGAACGGGCTAAGTTCGAGGGGTACGCTTCCCCCGAGAATGTTGCGGAGTACGAGAAGCGTATCAAAACGCTGACCGACAAGGCGGCAAAGCTCGAAAAGACCAACGCGGAGCTTGACAGCGCAAACAAGGCGCACGAGCTGAACGCTCTGAAAAACAAGGTCGCACGCGAGAGCGGTTTGCGCTACGAGCTGGCGGACAGGCTCTCGGGAACGACCGAGGAGGAGCTTCGCGCCGATGCGCAGAAACTCTGCGAGTACACGGCGGTAACAGCGCCGCTGAAAAGCACGGAAAGCTCCGCCGACAAGCTGTCCGCTGCCATGCAGCGCGGCGCGGCGGCTATGTTCGGCGGCGAAGAATAAAAATATTTTAAACTCAGGAGGTATGACATTATGGCTGATATCGTAACAAGAGGAAATCTTTTCGACCCCGAGATCGTGCGCGATCTCGTGAGCAAGGTCAAGGGTTCGAGTGCGCTGGCGGTGCTTTGCGGTGCGAATCCCATACCGTTCAACGGGCAGAAAGAGTATACTTTCAGCATGGACGATGAAGTTGATCTCGTAGCCGAGGGCGGTGCAAAGTCGAGGGGTCACATGGCTCTCGGGAGCCGCACTATCGCTCCGCTGAAAGTCGAATACGGCGCGAGAATGTCCGATGAATTTATGTACGCGAGCGATGATGCAAAGCTCGACGTGTTTGCGGCATTCAATGACGGCTTCGCAAAGAAAGTTGCAAGAGGTCTTGACATCATGGCTTTTCATGGCGTGAACCCGAGGAGCAAGCAGGCGGCGACACTTATCGGGACTAACCATTTCGACAACGGCGTTACGGTCATCACCCCCGAAACGGGTGAGGACGCGAACGACCTTGTGGAGCGTGCAATCGAGGGCATAATCACCGCCGATTTCGACGTGGACGGAATCGCGCTTTCGCCGACGTTCCGCTCCGACCTGTCGAAGCTCACGTATAATGATGGTCACAAGATGTTCCCCGAACTCACATGGGGCGCGATGGCAGGCACGCTGAACGGTCTGAAAGCCGCCTGCAACAACACCGTGAGCTTCAATAATTCTCTTGACCGCGCGATCGTGGGCGACTTTGGAAAGGGCTTCAAGTGGGGCTATTCCAAGCAGATACCCTTCGAGGTCATCAAGTACGGCGACCCCGACAACAGCGGACGCGACCTCAAGGGATACAATGAGATATACATTCGCGCGGAGGTATATCTCGGCTGGGCTATCCTCGACAAGAACGCTTTCGCGGTCATCAGATCGGCGGCTTCGGCGGCGCCCGGCGAGGACGGCGAATAATGGGAGCGGTCTATGCGACTGTGGAGGACGTTGCCCTGCTCCGCACCCTGACATCGCAGGAACAGGAGCAGGCGGCGGCTCTGCTTGAAACGGCTTCGGCGAAACTGCGGCTCGCGGCGAAAAAGTACGGCTATGTGCTCGATGATATGATCTCGGAGGACGAGGACTACGGCACAGAGGTCAAAGCTGTGGTGGTGCAGGCGGTCATTCGGGCGCTGAACAGCGTTTCGGACAGCTCACCCCCTGCCGTGCAGTCCTCACAGGCGGCTCTCGGCTACTCGGTCAGCATGACGTGGCTCAATTCGGGGCAGGCACTGTATTTCCTCAAAAACGAGCTGAAAGAGCTGGGCTTTCTCCGTCAGAGGTTCGGGGCGTTGGAGGTGTATGACCTTGGGAACAAGCAGGATTAAAGGCATATCCGTCACGCTTTACGAGCGCACCGAAACGGGGCTTGACGCGGCTAACCGCCCGATCTATGAGGAAACGCCCGTCACGGTGGATAACGTGCTTGTAGGTGCGCCCTCTGCCGAGGACGTGGTGAATGAGTTCAACCTTTCGGGAAAACGCATAGCCTACACCCTCGGCATTCCGAAAGGCGATACCCACGACTGGAACGGCGTGACGGTCGGGTTTTGGGGGAGAAAGTTCCGCACGGTGGGTATTCCCACGCAGGGCATTGACGAAAATATCCCCCTTGACTGGAACATGAAAGTGCAGGTGGAAGCCTATGAGTAAGATCAAGGTCGAGCTGAACCACGGTCAGATCAAGCGCTTTCTGCACTCGCAGGAGGTCGCAAAGCTGGTCAAGAGCTACGCAGACAAAGCCGCAGACAGGCTCGGCGAGGGGTACAAGTCGAGGTACAAACACATGGGAACGCGCGTCGTCGCAAGCGTTTTCACCGCCACCGACGAGGCAAAGCGCGAGAACATGGACAATAATTCGATCTTAAAGGCGGTGCTGGAAAAATGATAGAGCTTGACGTTATGAACTACCTCGCGGAAAGAACGGGATATCCCGCGTTCCTCGAAGAACCTGACAAGGCACACCGCCCCGGGAGTTATTACCTTGCGGAAAAGCTCGGTTCCGGTGAAAAAGATCACATAACATCGGTGCAGATAGCGGTGCAGTCATACGCTCCCTCTCTCGTCGAAGCAATGTCACTGAATCACGCGGCAAAGGCGGCTATGTCGGGGTTTATCGAGCTTGACAGGATAAGCCGCTGCCGCTGCGTGAGCGACTATAACTTCACCGATACGCAAACCAAAAGATACCGCTATCAGGCGGTGTTCGACATAACATACTATGAGGAGTGATATTATGAACAACAAGGATAATGTAACGACCGGTAAGCCCAAAGTCGGCGGCGCAGTCTACCGCGCACCCAAGGGCACGACCCTCCCCACCGACGCGACTACCGCGCTCGGTGAAGCATTTGTCGGGCTGGGCTACATCTCGGACGAGGGCTTGAAGAACAACGAGAGCCGCACCTCGCAGGCGATCAAAGCGTGGGGCGGCGACACGGTACACATGGCGCAGACCGACAAGAGCGACACGTTCACGATGACCTTCATCGAAGCGCTCAATCCCGAGGTGCTGAAAACAGTCCACGGTGACGGCAATGTGACGGGGACACTCGCGGAGGGTCTGACGGTGACGGCAAATTCCGACGAGCTGGACGAATATGTCTGGGTGGTGGAAATGATACTGAACGGCGCTCTGAAGCGTGTAGTTATCCCTGCAGGTCAGGTCACGAACGTGAACGAAGTCACCTATGACGACACCTCGGCAGTGGGCTACGCGGTCACGCTGTCCGCGCTCCCCGACAGCTCCGGGAACACGCACTACGAGTACATCAAGACGGCTTCAGCGGCTTCAGCGGCGGCATCAAGCGACACTTCGGAGGGATAAAATATGATAAAGGGCAAGACGGAGGACGGGTTTGAGTTTGAGCTTGCGGAGAATATCCGCGAGGATTATGAGGTAGTGGAAGCGCTGGTGAGGTACTTCCGCAAGATGAGCTACGAGAATTTCGTGACCTTCAAGGAACTGATGTTCAGGGGCGCTGAGGAGTGCGAAAAAAGGGCGCGTGACTTCCTGCGCGAGCGTGACGGCTTTGTGAGCACCAAGGCTATGATAAAGCTGGTTTTCGACATCTGGAACGTGAGCGCCGACACAAAAAAATCCTGACCCTCGCGCGGCTGTGGGCTGACGCGGAGGACGAGCTGTACTGCGACTTCGCGGAGGTCTACCGTGTGTATGACTTCCGCGAAATGCCGCTCATGACGGCGGCGCGGCTCGCCTGCGGACTTTCGGAGGACAGCCGCGCACGAATGAAGTGCCGCGGAGATACGCTGTCCTTCGAGCGACTGCTGGCGGTGCTGAGCTTCGATGTGCTGTCACAGATGAGGTTCTACGCGGCGAGGGCGGCAGGGTACAAGGTGCCGTTCCCGCAGGCACTGTATCGGCAGTTAGTACCGCGTGGGGGCGGCAGCAATACCGACGGCTTTGACAGCGCGGAGGATTTCGAGAGGGAGAAAGCGCGTATTATCGGGGAGGTGTAAAAGTGGCAGAAAACGGCGTGGAGCTTGCCAAGGCGTATGTGCAGATAGTGCCCTCAATGCAGGGCATGAAGGGAGCGCTCGAAACGGAGCTGAACGGCACGGGCGACATCGGCAGGCAGGCAGGCGGAAAACTCGGTGAGGGGCTGACAGCTGCATTCTCAAAGGCGATAGAGTTTATCGGGGACAGCGTCCGGACGGGTATGGGCTTCGATACGGCTATGTCGCAGGTGGCGGCTACGATGGGCAAGACCACCGCCGAGATAGCGGAGCTTCGGGACTACGCTAAGGAGATGGGCGCGGAAACGGCATTCAGCGCCACACAGTCCGCCGAAGCGCTCAATTTCATGGCGCTCGCGGGGTACGATGCAAATACCTCGATGAAGATGCTCCCGAACGTCATGAACCTTGCGGCGGCAGGGGGCATGGAGCTTGCAAGAGCTTCGGACATGATAACCGATTCGCAGACGGCGCTGGGACTTTCGCTCTCCGAGACGGAAACGCTCGTCGATCAGATGGCTAAGACTTCGAGCACGACGAACACCAGCGTTTCACAGCTGGGCGATGCTATGCTGACTATCGGCGGCACGGCTAAGAGCCTGTCGGGCGGTACTGATGAGCTGAACCAAGTCCTCGGCATCATGGCGGATAACGGCATAAAGGCAGGTGAAGCAGGCACTCACCTGCGGAACATCATACTCGCCATGCAGCCCACCACAAAGGACGCTATAGCGGCGTTTGACGAGCTGGGTTTTTCGGCGTATGACAGTCAGGGTGATCTGCGTGAGATGTCGGATATCTTCGGGGAGCTTTCCGAAAAGACCGCCGATATGACCTCGCAGGAGCGGCAGGACATCATCGGGAAGATATTCAACAAGACCGACCTTTCTACTGTGAACGCCCTGCTCGACACGAGCGCCGAGCGCTGGGACGAGGTAGCCTTAGCGATAGACGGCGCTGACGGCGCGGCAAAGGCTATGGCGGACACTCAGCTCGACAATTTGCAGGGCGATATCACCCTCATGCAGTCGGCATTTGAGGGCTTGCAGATAGCGATCTCGGACGAGGTAACGCCCGACCTGCGTGAGCTTGTGCAGACCGCCACAAAGGGGCTTGAATGGGCGACGGAGCATATCCACACGATAATCGGAGCTGTTGAAGCGTTGGGAATAGCTGTGGCGGCTGTGAAGCTTCCTGCTTTTATCGGGCTTCTCGGTGCGGCAAAGACTTCTATGGTCGCTCTCGGAAATGCAGCCGTCGCACACCCGATAATAGCGGCATTTGCGGCGGCAGTAGCTGTGGGGCTTGAACTTAAAGGCGTTATCGACGACGCCACAGACGCTATCAACGAGATACCCGACGATTATTCGGGCTTGACCGATTTTGAGATAGAAACCGTTCAGGGCATGGCAGAGGCTACGGACGATCTCACCGAAGCCACCGAAAGGCGCATGGAAGCCGAAACGCTTCTGAACGAAAAGAAAGAAGACCGCAGGATCGCGGAGAACGCGCTTGCGGCTGCCGAAACGGAGCTTGCCGAGCTTCGGGAGAAATCGTATCTCACCGAGCAGGAAGGCTTGCGAATGCATGAGCTTGAAAGCGAGGTAATACCGGGGCTTACATACGACATAGGGCTTTACAATGATGCCGTCGGCGAACTCAGCACGGCGTATGTCAGGGCAAGCGAGAACGAAAAGCAGCTCACGGAAACACAGGAAGCGGAGCAGACCGCCGCCGAAGAGACAGCCGCCGCGCAGGAAAAAGAAGCCGAAGCCGCACGGAAAGCCGCCGCCGAGATGGAAGCCTACACCGAAAATCTCCGTGATTCGGTCAAGGAAGGACTCACCATGTCGGTGGAGATCGGAGGTCAGACGGCGGAGCTGTCCCGTGAGACCGCCGAGAGCATAGGCGAGGTCATAGACAATTATGACAAGCTCTATGAATCGACCAAAAATGCCCTCGAAAGATCGGTAGACTTTTTCGGAGGGTTCACGGCTTCCACAGAAACCACTTTTGATGAGCTTTGGAAGAACCTCAATGACACGAATTATTACCTCAATGACTGGGCGACTGCGATAGAACAGCTCGAAGACCGGGGTCTCGGCGAGGGCGTTGTGCAGTCGCTCAGGGACATGGGTACGGACAGCTGGGAGATCGTCTACGCCCTGAACCACGCCACCGATGAACAGCTTGCCAAGTACACTTCCAAGTGGGACGACACGCAGCGGGACATGGACAAGATCACCGACAACATGATGAAAAAGCCCCGTGAAGCCGCCGAAAAGGAGTTAGGGAAGCTCTCGGGCGTGGCTGACAAGCACATCGAGGAGTACAGAAACGCATTCGGGAAGCTCGGCGTAAAGTCGGGCGAGAGCTTCAAGGACGCGATAAGCGGCAATTTTGAAGAGGCTTACAAGGAAATCGACGGCATGACCGCTGATGAGATCGAGGCGCTTATGTCACGCGATGAGGATTTCACGACCATAGGCGAAAACCTCTCGATAGGTCTCGGAAACGGGATAAAGCAGGAAACTCCGTATGTGATAAACGCGGCGCTTGCGATGGCGCGTGAAACGGTGAACGCGGTAAGAAGCGAATTCAAAGTCGAATCGCCTTCCAAAGTCGGAGCGGAGATCGGCGGATATTTCTCGCAGGGTGTCGCGATAGGCGTTGAACGCGATGCGGAGCTTGCGGCAAAAGCTGCCGCAGACATGGCGCAGGAAGTCATCACCTCGGCAGAGCTTGACGCGCTCACAGGGTACGGCTTTGAGACTGTTTCGGACACGGCGCGGCTAAGACAAGCGGCAAGCGTTCCCGAACAGCCCGAAAAGATATCCGAGGGGGCTTCCGGGGCAAAAACCCCCGTCGTCCTGCAAATAGTCACCCCCGAGCGCCGCCCTGTCGCTGAGTGGCTCATCGGCGACATCAACGAGCTTCTGGGACAGCAGGCGGTATTTGACATGAGGGGGTTCGCATGATCTTATGATAAGGCACATGACATTCTGCGGCAGGAGCACAGCCGAATTTGAGGGCGTGACTGTCGCTTCCGCTGATTACGGCGACATCGCAAGCAAGCGCTCCGACACGGAGATCGCCGCCGCGGACGGCATTTTGAACGGTTCGAGAACGAACGGAATGCACTTTGCGGCGCGGACGCTGACCTATGTGCTGAACGTCCTCGCCGCTCCCGATACGCTCGAAGAACGCATCTCGGAGCTTCGGGAATGGCTCACGGCTTCGCGCGGCGATCTTACCGACGGTTATAACGAGGGCTGGAAATTTACCAATGCCGACTATCTTTCGTCCCATGTCGAATACGCGGATATGTTCCGAAGCGTGGCGGAGCTCACCGTCCGCTTCACCGCCGACCCATATATGCAGTCCGCAGGCGGCACGCGCTCCCGTGCATACAAGTTCACGGCGCAGGGAGACACTGCGTTTCGGGTGCTTGGCAATGCGTACATCTTCCAGCCCGAGTGGGCGGCAACGCCCACGGCTTCGGGGAACGATGTGCAGATAAACATACCCGAAAGCGGCGGCATGGGAACGCAGTATTTCACCCTGTCGGGCATTCCCGAGAGCGCGGGGGTCACGGCGGCTTCGGTGCAAAAGGACGGCGAAAGCGGCGGCACGATCTCGATGATAGGCAACGATTCGGGCAGTCTGTACCTCGCCGAAAAGGGTGCGGTGATATCCCTCGCCTACAGTGAGGAAGTCTCGCCGACGAACTGCATGGGCGGTCACAGAGCGGCAAATTACAGCGCGGAAGCGCCTTACACTTACAGGCTCAAAGCCTACACCGAGGGCACGCCCACGGTGAAGCTCAACGGCGCGGCGCTCGACCTCTCACAGCCCTTTACAATGCCCGACAGGGCGCTCATAACGATTCAAAACACGGGCTACGGCTATTATGAGCTGTGGCACGATACCACGGAGGTGAGGCTGTAATGTACGCTGTGACATTTGAAAAAGACGGACAGGCGGAGAGCTTAGCACCCGATGAGATCGCGAACGAGGACGAGATCGCATACGAAATCTCGGCGAAAACGACGCTCACGCTCCTGATATATCCGCAGTTTGCGGCGTGGGGCTTTCCCGAAAAGCAGACTGCGGTAACTTTGCTTGACATCGACACTCACAGTGTTGTATTCTACGGCAGGGTTACGGACATTCAAGACAGCATGGACAATTCGGACAAATACTGTCGGCGTATCACCTGCGCGAACGACTTCCTCGACGATACGCGGACGGCTCAGACCTTCGCGGCGGACACCTCGACACGGGACATCGCGCAGTCGCTGATCGACGCGCACAACGCAAAAGTGGACGATACGCGGAAATTCGTCCTGGGTACGGTAATACAGCGCTTTACGGCTAACACAATAACGTTTGATTACTGCACCACCCTTGAAGCGCTGAAAAAGGTGTTTGTGGAGACCTACGGCTTTGAGATACGCACCCGTCACGTAAACGGTGTGAACTACTTTGACGCAAGCACGGATTTCGGCGAACAGTCCGAAACGGCTATCGTTATAGGCGATAATCTACAGCAGATACGCGCAACATACAGCGCGGCGGACAAGCTTGTGACGCGGCTGATACCGCTGGGTGGTGTGGGATATGACGGCAAGCGTCTGACGATAAAGCTGGCGGAGGACAACACCTCGGGCAATATTTACATAGATAATCCGGACATGGTGGCAAAGTACGGCATTCATGAGGGGACGCTCGTGATAAACGAGCTTGCACCGCAGTGGGGCGGACAGGTCGAGAACATGGCAAATCAGCTCTACGAGATAGGGCTTGAAGAAGCCGCCGCCCTCGGAACGCGGTCGGTGCAGATAGCGCTCTCCGCAAGCGACCTGCAAAAGCTCGGGTATTCGGGCTATGACGGCTTTGAGCTTGGCAACACGTATTACACCGTGTGCCCGAAGCTGGGCATTTTTCGCGATCTGCGGATAACGGGTCTGAAACGCAAGCTCGCCGACCCGTCAAACGTGAGCATCACGATCTCGGCGGCGGCGACGAAGCGGAGAGAAGTCAAAGTCCTGCCCTTGTCGCGGCAGATCGCGGACTATGCCTCACACTACGACAGCTATATCAGCGAGGTCGAGCGAAAACAGGTGGAGCAGATCGACCTTAAACTTGACGAACGCCTCGACAAGCTGAAATTTGAAAAGCTCACCAAGCCCGAATACGAGGAGCTGAAAGAGCTGGGCGAACTGGACGAGGACACCGTTTACACCGTCACGGACGAAGATCCCGAAACGGGGGAACCGACCGCCGAACAGTATCTCGGCAGCATACCCATAGCCGCAGAGGGCGGCGGTGTGAGCAAGAACGGCATACCATATCCGCAGACTATGGACTTCAACGCATTTCCTCGCGAGGAAGCGGTGTTCGGTTTCGCGGTGAAAGCCACGCGCGAGGAGGACGTGACCTATCCCACATGGGTGGCGGGCGGCATAACTCCGCGTGACGGCAAGAACAACAGCGCGAGTGGGTATCAGCGCACGGAATACATCGCCTACGACCCGGACGAAGTGTATTTTTACATCGGACTGCGTACCGAGGTCGAGGGCGCAAGCGCGAAATCGTGGGGGCTGTACGCCTACGATTCGGCGAAAGGATACCTGGGAGAGATCGCCACGGGCACGTCCTACTCCGTGACCGCCGACCCGGGTCTGATACCCGACAACACGGCGTTCCTGCGGTTCTCCGCGCAACGCATGGTGAGCGGCGGCGAAGTCAGGCAGGACGCGGTAGTATACAGGAGGTGAGCGCGTGGCGATAGAGCGTATAATTTTCAAAAAATCGACGTGGGCGGAGCACTATCTTGAAATACTCGACTGGATAGGCACACCGCCGACAGGTCTGACGATAGACAGCACGGGCATTTACACGCCCGACATAACGGTTTCGGGCGGTGACGCGGTGAAATTCGCAGGGACGACGAATGTCTACAAATTCGGTTTCAGGACAAGTCAGGGAATAATGCTCGTAAACAAAAACCGCCTGCAAACGCTTGTGATAACGTACTCGGACGGCAACAGTGCGGCAGTTGTGGGCGGCTACGCAAACTCGGCGGAAAATCTGGCGTATCACGCCCTTGACCTCGGGAACAGCACGGAAGATTTCACGTATGTCAAAGCCCTGACCGCCGCCGATATCACGTCTTTTGTGCCCGTGGTTCTCGGCACGGAGACCTACACGCCGCATCTTTTCGCGTGCCACGCGGCGCAATGGAGAGCGATCGGCACGATCAACGCAGGCGGCAAGCAGTACGCATATGACGGCTTCTTGGCTCTTGAAGAGTGAGGTGAGGACATGGACGGAAGCGTGATCATCAGCATAATTTCGGGGCTTGTAGCCATCGTGAC